GTATTTACGCATGATCTTTTCTCCAATTAAAAAGGTGCATCATCAATATCCCCGGCGATTACCGGGGGTTTCACAGACCTGCCGCGATTACCGCGCAGGCCCATAATACTGGACTTTTTGGCCGTGTCAATACTTCGGTCCGCGATTACCGGCGGATCCGATGGATCAGGCGCGATTACCGCATCAGGAAATGGCCAGGATTCGGGCAGATTTACCATAGATTCCAGGGCTTTACGGCCGGGTTAAAACGCCAATAAATGCGCAGGGCTTTCCGGCTGTACGCCGTATCGCCATGCGCGGCCGCCACCTCGGCATGAGCCTGCAGGTTAAGTAATCGCCGGCGCCGTAGCGCCGACAGGTTACGCCAAAGCATTAGGACAGCCCCAAGGCCGCGCCAATAAACAGCAAGACCAACGGCAAGGCAATCACGCACCCGGCCGCCAGGCATTCGCCTAGCCATTCGTAGAGGGTTTCCGGTTTCATTGTTTACCTTTCTTTTTCGCTGCACGTTTAGCGGCGACATGTTGCCGGACTGCCATGTCAAAACATGCTGCTAACGTCGTATAAAATACGGTGCGCGTGCGTTCAGGCCGAAACCCGATAACGTCGCCAGGCTCCAGAATGACCACGAAACGGCGGCCGCGGTGTGTGCCGATTGTCCGGCGATTGACTGTTTTGTTAAGAGGCGTCATTTCAGGCACCGTGCATACTTCGCAAGGTTTCTGGCGCCAATCCGCCGTTGGTATTCGCGGGCGCTGCAGTCTTCATTATTTGCAGCATCCAGAAAATCAAGGGCAATTTTTTGCTGATCCTTGTTTTCCAGGTTGATCCATTCCGCGGTAAAAACCTGCTCCAAGATACCGCAGGCGTGCCCGGTCATTATTGCGCCGTATTTGTCCATGGTTGCCACTCCTATCAGATAGTGCGAAACCCGCACCGCCTAGCGCCCTATTACTAAGGCGCTGGCCGTTGGGGGTTTATCGGAACCAAATTTGCGCGAGGCCGCGCCCTAACTCTTTTCGCGCCGTATTACGTATCCTGTCCCCGGCGCCGTCCCCGCTAACGGTATCGGTGCGCCAGTAATCCCACAGCACGGCAGACAGCACGGCGCAGACTGCATTGCGGTATTCAGTCGGGAAATATTGCCCGGTGCAGTAGTCAATGCGAAACCCGCCGGTGTCGGTACGTGTGATTGTGAGGCGGCCGGAAAATGCAGATTGCGATGCTTTGATAATGTCGTCCGCAGTGATACTGTCGCGCCATGCTACGGCATTTATCAGGGTTTCGGCATGATGCCGTGATTTTGTGATACTGCGCAATTCTGAGCGGTACGCGGTGACGTCGCCGTAATTGCCAAATTCCAAGCCCGGACGTTGGCGCACAAAGGCGCCAAGGGCGTTTAATAGATTCTCTTTGTTCTTTTCCATGATATTTCCTTTTCAGATTATCGCCAGTTGGCGAAGTGTGTGAATAACAGGGCGCGATATTAACGCGCCAGTGATAACGCAAGACAGCAGGATCAGGATTAGCATTTGATTGTCTCTTACCAATCAAATGCTGTGCATACCGGGCCGCAGCCGCTGCGCTTGCAATCATGCGCACGAATAGCTGCAATGTGCGCAGCCTCTTGCGCTTTTCTCTGAGAGCCGCGCCACTGAATCGGGGCAGCGCCGGCTGCGAGTTCGATACATCGCGGGCAGTCTTCTACCCTGCGGCCGAATACTACTTGGTGCGTATGCTTGGTTGCCATTTTGTGCCCTTTCATTTCGTTATCGAAGCGCTACTGTTGCCAAGGCTAAACCAGCGTTTATTTGCTGTCAAGGGGTTTATTTAATTATTTAATTGTTTATTTTGGGCATGAAAAAAGGCGCCGAAGCGCCTTAAAATCAGCAAGTTAGGGTTATTTCTTGGCGTATTTTGCGTGCTCTGCCGCCACTAATTCGTCGTATTCTTGCTGATTAATTCCTAGCGCATCCATCAAATAGGCCGGATTTAATTCTGCCGCGCATATCATTTCAATCCATTTGCGCAGCTCTGGCGCGTGCTGCTCTAACAACCAGCAATCGCCGCCACTCCGGCAACGGTTCATGTGGACTATCCATGTCAAGTTCGCCGCCTTGCGCCCCTTGAACCATGGCGCCTCGCAAATAATCTTTACATTGCGATACAGGGGCATTTCGTCTCTGAAGTCTCGCACGTACAATTTGACGCCAGGGCGTTCACCGATGCACGAATCAGGATCAGGAATTATTAGCTTGGGCATTTCGTTACGTCTCCTATAGTGGGTTACGTATCTAATATACCATACAACGGTCTATTTTGCGCCTCGGTATGGTGTTCCGGTAGGATGGGTGTATAGCCTATAAGGCTACACCCCAACCGTACCGAGGCAAAACCCGAACGAAAAAACCCTATTGGCAACCCTATAGTATATCGGCGCAGTCGCTTTTGCGCTATGTGCTATCCTTTTTAAATGGGTCATAGAATCAGTCCAGAGAAACATCAGACAGTTGCCGACAACTGGCCGGCAATTCTTCAGGCAATCCGCGACGGCGCCCGGATTGATCACACGGCCGCCTCTTATGGCCTGGTGCGCGCTGACCTTTGGGTATACCGCAATGGTAAGCCGGACCTTGTGGCGGCCTGGTATGACGCCATAAAGGATTCTGCGGATTCCTTCGTCGATCAAATGGTCGATGTAATGGGTGAAGCAGACACTAACGCCAAAGGCGCAAGGGTTAAGGCCGGAATCCTTCAATGGATAGCAGAAAAACGGGATCCAGATAGATATGGACAGCGTACGCGTGCTGACATCAACGTGAAGACTGTGGATCTAACGGCAATCATCCGCGACGCTAATGCGCGCCTAGCCGCAGCCAAAGAGCCTAGATTGATTGAGGGTGAAAGGATTAATACTGCAGACGCTGACAATGCCCGTGCGCGCACTCAGCAGGTAATCACTCACGCAACGCTAGAAGCTGCAGGTCTGCTGTAATCCCATGCTGCACTGCTCCGGCCTGATAATGACCTGCACAGAGCGGGCGCTAACATGCTAAGTCATTGATTCTGTTAGGATGTGCATCGCACCATACGTATAACGTGTATTATGTCAAATTGCGCAGGTAATAGGTAATGCGTGTAGAATCAAGGACATAGGTGTTTTGCGCCCGGCCTGGTGCATGAATTTTTCAGAGGGGGGCGTACGGAGGGGGTAGGGGCCAAGATCCGGCGCCGAGCACCGGTGCGGGGTTGTAGAAGCCGACCGCGCGCAAAAATATGCAAAAAATTTTGTGCCATAATTAATTATTAAATATCTCTGGCATTACGTTACGGTACGGTTTCGTTACGGTTTGCCAGTGTTACGGTGATTACGCTTTCCCTAGTGAAACAGGGAAGCGTAATCCAACGTACAACCGGAGAGCAGATGCGCGGTAACGTCGAGCAAGAGTCTGAGATACTGGCGCAGGTGCTGGCGCTGCGGGATGACCCGGTTGGTTTTGTCAGCTACGCATACCCCTGGGGCCGCAAAGGTACGCCGTTCGAAAAGTTTACCGGCCCCCGCCGCTGGCAGATGGAGGACATCAAGCGGTTGGCGGCGCACACCCAAGAGCAAGCCTTCCGCCATGAGAATTGCCTGCCACTGAAGGTCTGGAAGGAAGCCCGGTCATCTGGCCGCGGCCCGGGTAAGTCTGCCAAGTTCGGCATGGTTGCCCACTGGCACATGAGCACCCGCATTGGTTCCACAACGATAGTGACCGCTAACACGGAAGGCCAGTTGCGCAGCCGCACGTTTCCCGAGTACGCAGTTTGGTTCGGTGCCGCCATCAACGCCCATTGGTTTGAACTGGAAACCATGCGCATCGTGCCGGCCCCGTGGCTGATGAACACCGTCAAGAAACTGCCGGAGGATGGTGGTCTTGGCGTAGACCCGAAGTATTGGTTCTGCGCTGGCCAAACGTGGAGTGAAGACAACCCCAACGCCTTTGCCGGTGTCCACAACCCCTATGGCCTGCTGCTGCAGTTTGACGAGGCGGCGGGTATCCCAAGCAAAATCTGGGAAGTGTCCGAGGGCTTCTTCACCGAGCAGAACCCCTACCGCTATTGGATGGCCGCCTCACAGATGCGGGGTCGCTCCGGGCGGTTCTTTGAACTGTTCAATGACGCCCAGATGGGGGATGGCTGGGACTTGCGCACCCTGTCCACCCGTGGCATGGAGGGGGTTGACCAGGCCGTCGTAGAAGATCAGATCAAACGCTACGGCATTGACTCTGACTTCGTGCGGGTCGAGATCATGGGCCTGCCGCCGCAGACATCCGAAGACCAGTTCATCCCGTGGGACGCAGTTCGTGCAGCGCAGCAGAACGCGCTGGCGCAGGATCACGGCGAACCGTTGATTTTGGGTGTGGACCCAGCGCCCCGCGGCAAGACCTCTTGGCGGTTTCGCCAAGGGCGTAATGCGCGGGACTGTTGCGGAACCGCAACAAAGGGGGCGTGGCTGGCGCAGGACAATGTGCAGATCGCCGCCGAGATCGTCAAGCTGGACATGCGATACAACCCGGACGCCATCTGCATTGACTTTGGAATGGGAACCGGTGTCATCGACATCCTGAAACGGAACAACCGGATACGGCACAAGATGCATGAAGTCAAGTTTGGTTCTTCACCCCACATCAAGGACGGCGAGTTCGCCACCCACGCGGCTGAACTGTGGGGGCAGGTGCGCGACTGGCTGCCTGGCGGCATGGTGGAGAAGGACGGAGGCGAGAAGGGTTCGCTGTCACACCAGTTGACCGACCGGGGTTGGAAGTGGAGCGGGCGGGAGGAAAACAAAAAGATTCTGGAAACCAAGGAAGACCTGCAAAGCCGTGGGGTTAAGTCGCCTGACGACGCGGACGCCCTGGCTTGCACCTTTGAAGTCAACCCGCCTCGTCGTGATGACCGGCGGGCTTCTGGCGCGCGGGTGGTCGAAGGCACCTCGTCTTGGATGGGCGAGTCGTGATCTTGTCAGGAAAACACCCCTGTTTTCCTGACACCATGGTTACGTGATATGATGTAGGCATAGGAGAAACGCAATGAGTGGCATCCTGAGTAAGCCTTCCATGCCCGCACCGCAGCCGGTGCCGGTAAACCCCGTCAACGATCCGGCCGCAGAAAAGTCACGGCTGGACGCCGAGCGGGCGGCATTGGCCGAGCGCAAAGGTGCTGGCCGTGCTGGCACCGTCGCCGCCGGTGGCGAACTGGCATCAACCATGCAAGCCGAACGCGGGCTGATGCGTAAGCGCGCGTCTTCGGAGATGCTCGGTTGAGCGAGAAGACGCAGTATCACATTCAGAAGCTGGGGCAACTCAGGTCTGACCGGGCCAACTTCGATACGCAATGGGAAGAAGCGGCGTCGCTGATCATCCCGGCGCACCGCAACTCTTTTCAGGGCCGCGGGTCTGACAACGCCTTCGGCGCGCAGGGCCAGAAGAAAACCGAACTGCAGTACGACTCGTCGGTGGGTGTTGCTGCGCAACGCTTCTCCAGCGTGATTGAATCACTGGCAACCCCGCAAGCATCCGTGTGGCACCGGCTGGTGCCGGCGGACAAGATGCTGAAACGCAACCGCGCCGTGCGCCTGTTCTTTGATGACCTGAACGAGATTCTGTTCAGTCATCGTTATCGCCCCATGGCCAACTTCGTGGGCAACAGCCAGCAAACCTACATGGGGCTGGGCACCTACGGCAACGGCGCCTTGTATGTGGACAAGCCGGAAGACGGCACCCGTGGCTTACGCTATCGCAACTTCCATTTGGGTGAAGTCTACTTTGTCGAGAACCACGCTGGCGTCGTAGACACGTTTTACCGTTCGTGGTTTATGACCGCGCGCCAGATTTCGCAGCAGTTCAATGCCTCCGGCGACAAGGTGCCGGAAGCCGTGACCGAAGCGTTGAAGAACCCGCAGCAGGCCGAGAAGAAGTTTGAAGTCCTGCACTGCGTCTACCCGCGGCAAGACTTTGATCCGCGCAGGGTTGACCCGAAGGGGATGCGTTACGCTTCGCTCTACATTTTTGCGCAGAACCAAGAGGAAATTCGGGAGTCAGGCTACAACAGCTTCCCGCTGCCGGTGGCCCGCTACACCCAGGTATCCGGTGAGATTTACGGTCGCGGCCCGGCGCAGTGGGTGCTGCCCGCTATCAAGGTGCTGAACGAGCAAAAG